TTATTTCCGTTTCCGCTCCCTCTCGTCATCCTGCTGCATCCGTTTGTTCAACCGTTCCCGCATCTTGTCCAGAAAGTACGTGCGGCTCTCGTTCTTGCGTCGCTTCATATCCGTATAGGCACTGTAACAATCCCTGACGTCTATGCCGAACAGTGCGCCCATGAAAGCCGCCAACTCGTGAATGGGTACTTCCCCCTCATTAAGACAGCCCATTTCGTTCAGTCCGTACACCATCTCCACCAGTTCAATGGCATTACCCGTCCATTTGTAAGCACCTTTGATTTTTAGTAAATCCGTAGGTTCCTCCTTGTCTTTTTGCAGGCAGATACGCCGTTTCTCCGTCAAATGGGCATACAACATTTCCATTGCCATAATACGGGCGACAAGGTGGTCATATCCGGTGGAGAACCCCGAACCGTCATCAAAGTGACACATATCCACATCAAAACCCTCTTCCTGCTGCCCACGTACGAAATAGTAACGGTCCAGATAATCCACGCCGCTCCGGTAATATTGGTAAAATGCCAAATGACGGTCGAAAAACAACTTTTGTTCTTCCTGACAACGCATATAATACCCGTCCAGCATCTTATCATCGAGTGGCCGTCGCATTTCTATGCAAAGTATCTCATGAAAATAAAGCAACCGTCCCAGCAGGGCGGGCTTATAACATTTAAAGAAAGTGATTTCTTCGGTCTCATCCCCAAAAGAGTGCGCTTCTAAATATGACTTCAATTCTGCAAGTTTCTCTTTCAGACAAACGATGATTCTTTTACAATCTTCGATGATAGTTCCCCCATGTAGGTCAATGGTCAGGATTTTTCCGTCCACTTCCCGCATTATGGTTTCGTAATAATTCCGCATCCGATATTTTTATTGATTAAGGGCGCAAAGTTACGACGGGAATCAGGCAACTCTCTTACAGGTGTTTGTCAAATGCTTACAGATTGTGAGCAGCCTACCGGTTTTCGGGCTCTTCCGGCAGTGTATTCCGCAGGTTAGTGGGCGTATCTCCTAAATATTGCTTGCAGAAGTTGCTGAAATGCCCGGCGGACGAGAAATGGAACTCCTCGATGATGTCGGCAAAGGGGATATAAGGCAGTGACAGGCGGTGGCGTATGTGTTCCGCCCGTTTCATCACCAGCCATTTGTAAGGTGACATTCCGAACTCCTTCTTGAATATCCGCCGGAAGGTGTACAGCCCGTAGCCGCACATCTCCGCCAGTTTGTCGGTGTATTCCGCTTTGCGGTAATGGGCAAGTACAAGGCTTTTAAATGGTACACTCTCATCGGTCATCGGATGGAAAAACAGGCGTAGTTCTTCGGGCGTGTAGTATTTAGTAAAGAGCCAGATCAGTTCCTTATGCTTCAATCCCCATAGGACGGGTTCGTGTTTTTTGTCATTCAAATAACCGCCCACGCCATTCATTATATACGCCAGTTGCCCGCAAGCGGTCAGTTTGCTGTAAAAATAGGTTTTTCCCGGTTGGGGTTCAACGTGTTTATGCGAGTAGAGAAAAGAAAGCAAGCAGTTTTCTACATGACATACGACATTGTTGAAATAATGAACCAGAAGTACGGCATCACTCAACGCCACGCCGTGATAATCGCTACCACGAGGTACAAACAGGATTTCCCCGGCACACAAGAACTCTTCTTTGAACAGGTTACTAGAAACACGGATATGCCCTTGCTGACAAAAAATAAGTAGATGCTGCTCCAACCCATAGCTGCTTCGCACAGCTCCCTTCTCATAGAAACTGAACCGAAAGAAGCATCCCGATGGATTTTCAGAGCATATCGAACCGTTTTGTTGTTGTAAATTATCCATAACTGCTTTTCTTATCGTGCCGCCAGTCTGCTATCTACTAAATAATGCCCTCCTGTGCAGAAACTTGAAGCATCCGAAGCGAGGAAATAAATCACCTTCCACACTTCTTTCAATGTTCCGGCGGAGCTATAGGCACAGAGCCTGTTTTTCTTTCCGGTAATCCTTGACAATACAATGAAATGGTTTCTGATTGTTTATTCAGTTCACTATTTATTAGTATGTTATACTCCGTTATTAGTAAAATAGCATAAGGTAGCTACCAAGGCAGTGTCAAGGTAGCTATCTTTAGGTGGTCAAGGTAACCGACTTGCTGATATATAAACATATTTTCCGAATAGCAACAAGTTTCAAAGTAGGGAGAAAAAGGGCACGGACTTCGCCGTCTGTTTCCTATCGTTAGAAATAGGCAACAGCGCGAACTTTATGGGCGCTCCCTTTCATGTTTTTAAGCTCTTCACCGGTATAGAAATAGATGCACTTTGCCATGGTAGATCCGGACTCTTCATTTGACCAATATGTATCACTTATTGCGGTACCGCCGAAACTTTTGATTTTGTTATTGAACGCTGTGCGAGCATCCTTGTAATCCGCGTAATTAGGCATTTCGCCGGTCCAAAGGTCTATTTCGCCCGGTCCGGCTCCGCTGGATACCAGATTCAAACCGCTCATGCCGGCATAGAGTGCTTTCAGCTGATCAGGGCTTGGGATTATCCACTCCATATCGCTTGGCAAAGATTTGCTGCTCGTCCAAGTCTGTGCATCAGCCCATGCTTTTGAGGTTCCCTCGTCCAATGACACAATCATGCCTTTAGGTGAAGAACCGGCAGAATTTATCCAGAAAACCACTCCGACAGGATTTATCGCATCGGGATAAGGGTCGCCTATGGATATCAGCGTCTTGTTATTATCCGAAGCTTCCCAAGAATCATCGCACGTGGCGGTGAACGTAGTGGTACTTGCCGTAGTATAATGTCCTTTGATATTGGTGTTGAAGTTCGCCTTCAAAGGGGCTTGCGGCACGGTGAACACGGCTTCGCTGCCGAATTGGAAGGTTAAATCCGTCAAATCGGCTGTTGCTACGGACGAGAGGACGAATATGTCGGTGGCAAGCGTTGCCGGGGTGGTGGTGCCGTCCACATCCGCAGCGATGGTGATTGACTCTTCTGGGCGTGCCGATGTGGTAGTGGATGCAGTGCCATCCGCCACATTGAAAGCGGTGGGCTGGTTGAAGTTCAGCTTCAACGTGGAGTTTGCCGGAAGTTTGCCTGTTTCCAGCAACGTGATTTTCGATACGGCGCGGTTGAGGTGGGCGGTCAGGGTTGTTTCGCCTGCTGCGATACTTTTAGTTCCCTGCCATGCCTCTGCTGCTTTTCCGCTCTGTGTTACGTTTTTCAAATCGGTAATGGTGTACACGTCCGCGCCGTCCTTGTCTGCCCAAAGCAGGCAGTAGTAGGCTTGTGTGCGGTCGAGAACCATCGTGAACTTGCCTGTGGCGTTGCTGGCCTTATTTGTGGTTTCGTCAGCGAACACATTGGCAGCGGTGGTGTAGGCGGCATCCGTATATACTTCGATGGCAAAGCGGTTTACGCCTGTGGCATCGGCACGGGTTTGCAGCCCGTCGGAGGCAGTTACTTGCAGTGTCACCCGATTGGTTGTTTGGGGTGTTTCGTCCCCCGGTTCATTTTGTGAACACGATGCGAATGCTCCGGTGAGCAGGGCGCATAGGATATAAATATACTTCTTCATATTATTATCTTGTTATCTTGTTAAAATGCCATGATACAACGCACGCAATTACCGGTGTTCTTGGAGTCGCCGGACTGGACGTACAGTGCATTCGGGGTGAAGTCTGTGAATACGGCCTGGATGTTGTTGCTGTAGATGCCATCCGTGGAACTCCAATACTTGGTGGATAACGCTGTGCCGCCTGCTTTCGTAAGTATTTGGTTGTTTCCGTTTTGGTCAGAGTACCACCAATTGAAGTATACCTTCTCCCATTCTCCTCTGGCAGGCAGATACCAAACGCCTGTTGAGCCGGCGGCATAGTTGGCAGAGGAGCCATTCAGGGCGTGGGCTGCCGCAAAAGCAGGATAATCGGAGAAATCAGGATCTAATGCTTGAATGATGCGCATGTTTGCCAAGCCGTCACTACTGTCGGTAGCGTCTGTCATCACATCGGCAGGGCCCCACGCTTTGTTTGCCTCCTGGGTCAATGACAGGATTTTGCCGTTTACACCGCCGTTGCTGATCTGGAACACCACGCCGATGGGGTTTTCTGCATCGGGATAGAGGTCGCCTATGGCGTAGTAAACCACTGGGAAAGGCTGGTCATTGTCCGGAGTACCCCAGTCCGCCTCACAGGTTACGGTCAATGCGGTCTCCTGCTTATTGCTGTACGCACCGCTGATATTGGTTCTGTACCTGCGCTCGAAGGGTACGTTGCTAATGGTTTTCGGTGTTTCGCCGTTCATCGTAGCTGTAATATCGAACAGGGTCTTTGCGGGCTGTGCGTCCGAAGTGGTGGCTGCAATGATGTAGCTTGTGCCCAGTGTTCCGGCAGTCTTGTCGCTATATGCAAACGTATGGGTAACTTCACCTGCGATTTCTGTCACTGCCCCGTCCGCGACATTGAGCGAATAGCTTTTCGGATATTTCACCGTTAGCGTGTTGGCGGCGGAAGTCAATGCCTCGGTCTGGACGAAATTCACCATTGCTACGGCATGGGTCAGGGTAACGCTGGTATATACATCTTCGGCAGTCGTACCTACGGTAAACTCGCCCGTTGTTCCGGCAAAAGCCGTCATTGTGGGCTGCTTCGCAACTTTCGCCGCTTTCAGATCTGCTACATCATATTCGTTGGTTGCGGCAGGTGTGCCTCCTGCTGCGGTCGGTACACCATAATCAGCCCAGAATAACGCAGTGTATGTCTCGCCGTTATCAAGCAGCACGTTTTCAAATACTCCGGTTGCCTGCTCGGTGTGTGACACGGGCGTTGTTTCCGTTCCTTTATACACTTCCATCACGTAGCGGGTGGGTACGCTTGCCGCACGTGTGTTCACTCCGTCGTCCACGTTTACCGTGAAACTCTTGGTCGTGGCGAGTCTGTTGTCCAATTGCCCCGTCTCTTCCTTGTTACAGCCTGCCAGCATCGCTGTGATGCCCACAAGTGTTAGTAAATACTTACATTTCATATGTTCACTTTTTTATGATTAGTTACTGATTAAAATTCCACGTCGTAATCACCGCTCCAATCGGTGTTGATGGTAACTCCGCTGCCCAGCCCGGCTGTCAGGAAGTCGCCGCTCACGGTGGTGAGCTGCCCGGCACGGTAGTCTATCTTCACGCCCCTTACGCCGCCGATGGTCTTGCCCGCGCTGTTCTTCAGCAGGATGGTGACGGAAACGGACGACTGCGTGCCGTTCACGAATATGTAGTCCTTGCCGACAGTCATCCGGTCAGCCTGCTGTTCGCTCAGTGCGGAAGAGTAGCTGTAACCCGTGGCGGAATCGGCAGGCTTGCCCAGCGAAATGCTGTACGCATTGGGCAGGAAGCCCTCGTAGGCAACGGTTATCAGGAGGTCTTCCAATGCCGGATAGCCCCGTTGGGTACGTAGCTCCTCGTATTTCGCCACATCGGTCGCCACAAGGCGGTATTTTGCCAATGGGCGGTGCATTTCTACATTTGTCGAGGCGTTGTCTCCTTCATTGACGGTGAGCGAAATGCGTTTGGCAAAAGCATCCCGTGTATCTGTGTCCGCAGCGTAATCGGTTTGTTGAAGAATGTGTATGATGTCCGCTTCAGTGGTGATATAATGCAGGTCGGCAGTGGCATCAGTGGTATAGTCCACCCACAGGTTGATGTCATATTCACCTTTAAAGAGTGACAAGCCCATATTGTACACACCTTCCGTAGCCGTAGGAGTAAGCATCGCCCGCTTGGTGGCGAACAGTTCTTTTTTCCCTTTCTCAAAGATGTATGCCACACCGCGTAAAGCCGGAGTTGAGCCGGAACGTACCGCTACGAAATCGGGCAACCGTGGTGAGGGGATGGTCAGCAACAGTTCCACGGAAGATTCTTTGATGCCCTCCGTTTTCTTTTCGAGATCGATATAGATTAAGTCCACACCCTCTTTCACCGTATGGCGCAGTGTTCCCGTCAGCAGGTCGGGATAATCGGGTTCGGTCTGCTTTATCCATGCGGTGAACTCGCTCAGGGTAATGTCGGGCAGGTCGGCACGTGTCGGGGTGGGCAACTGCAAATCCTTACCTGTATTCAGCACGGCAAGGATGGTGTATCCGCCTGCCGGAACGACAAGGCGTGACTGCGCCAATTCTTCCATCGAATTGAAATAATCATGCCGATAGAGTTGATCCGTCTCACCGAACCAGAAGAGGTGGACATCACGCAATGGCGCATCCGGTGTTTTATCCGTATTCAGTCCCACGGTAACGATATTCCCGTCCTCCGGTTGTTCGGCAGCTATCTCGTGCAGGGTTTTGTCGCAACCCGTAAATAGGACGGCGACACCTATAAACAAATATAGTATCTTTTCTTTCATCGCTTCTTACAATTTAAAGATTAATTTCAGAGAGGTATTCCATACGTAGTTGGTACGGTGTTCTTCCCGTGGAAGGCCGTCCATGCCTTTGCCGGTGAGGTAGTCGATGCCGGTGGTGAGGCGAAGCCCGAAACGCCGGGTTATCCGGTAGCCCGCGCTGAAGTCGGCTCCCATGCCGAAGTGGAACGAGTGAGAATCCGATATGTCCTTTCCGGTGGATAACTGTTCCACACCGGCAGAGGAATATACTCCGTAGATAGCGGGCGATACCAATGCTTCCCACCGGGAATCCTTCTTCCAGAAACTTACAAGGTTGATATTGAAGTGTGCGCCAAACGCAAAAAGCCCGGTGGTGGTGCTCAAATCCTTATATTGAACATTGTCCGCCCCCGCCAACGGCGCAAAATAGCGATTACCGTCGGAGGCAAGCCAGAGGTTCCGGCAACAATCATACGTGCGGAGCATCATTCGGGTATAGTCCAGCGAGAGTTCCGCTGAGAACACCTTATTTATACGATAGCCTCCCAATACACCTATATTATATCCGGGACGTGTCTTGTCCATCGCCATCGAGCAGAAGGTGGCACGCCCAAAGGACACGCCGCCACCCACACCAATATACCAATGGGACGGGCTGTATTGCCGCTTGTCGGTTTCGGGTGCGCTTGTGTTTCCCGGTACCTTTTCCGGTTGTACCTGATTTAGCGTTGCGGCAGGCTCTGCCACTTCTATAGCCTCCGGCACAACGGGCGTTTCTATCTTCTCCGCTTCGGGCTGCACGGCAACTTGCTTTTCTTCTTTCACGACGGGAACAACCGCTTCGGCTGTTGTTTCTTTTTTAGCTGTAACGACAGCCAGTCCCAGCATATCCACCCGCCGGGCTTTGGCATCGTCGGATGCTTCGGCATCCACGCCCCCGCCTGTGAAGCGGATACGTTCCGATGCCACGCCTTTTTTCACCAGATAATTACGGACGCTACGGGCACGGCGCAAGGACAATTGTTCGTTGCCGGCTTGCGTACCGCCTTTGTCCGCCCATCCCATGAGTCGTATTTGTGGGAGCGTATCAGCCAACGCCCACCGGAGGAATCGTCCTATTTTCTTATATTCTGACTTCTCTATCCAGTCACCATTGTTGGGGGAGAAGTAGAGAGAAGTACGCATCAATACCGAATCTTGTTCGGCTATTTCGGGATGTACCGTGTTTTGCTGCGCCTTTATACCTGTGGGTAAGGACGAGAGTATGAATACAGGAATAGCTATAAGCCACCTATAATCTGAAATCAAAAACATTTTTTTTATCATTTTATTTTTGGTTTTATATTGTCTGTTCAACAGGCTATTGGTATTCGCAAAACATTTGCAAATACAAGAGGTAAAAAAAGAAAAGAAGACGAGAACGCACAAAAAAGAGGAAATCTTTTCGTAAAACTCACTGAAAAATAATATATTACGCGCGAAGATTAAGCGGTGAGGATGTGTGTGTGTGTGTGTGTGTGTGTGTGTGTGTGTGTGTGTGTTTAGAAGAAATTCCGACACAGCCAAACATTCAGGGGCTTTTTTTACTACTCCCGACATATTATTTTCGCACACGTAGAATCGGCTCATCCCTTGCAGAGATGACCCATTATCAGTTTGACGCAGAGAAGTGGCGCAAGCCGATTTTACCGTTATGTCGAACGTTTCCATATTCATGATTTCACAAAGTAAATAAAAAAAACTCAAATAATGCGCAAAATCCCTGTAATATTCTTGTAAGTTAGACAATTTAGTATCATTTCCAATCGTTTCTATCTTGATTCCTGTTCCCATATTGTTTTCAAACTTCATTAAGTCAAAGAGCCTGACTATAAAATTGTATCTGACGATATATAGACGACACAAATATACCACTTTACTCATTTTTCTTCTCCATTTGATTTCCCAATGGCTCCCCCTTTTTTCCGAACGTTATCTGCACCTCTCCCGACGCTTCCTTCATGCTATCAAGAAAAAGGAAGCGGCTCAGTACATCATCCCGGAACTTCCTGCTTATGGGTAAGGATTGTTTGCTGATGTAAAGCGTGTTGCCAACGAATTTATCCACAAAATTTCGATTTACCACGAATGAACGATGAATCTGTATGAACTGCTCCGGTGGAAGCTTATTCTTTACCTCTATCAACGGATGGGTGGTAATGATTCGGGAGTTACCGGCGACGTGGATATAACTGTAGCTTCGGGAAGCTTCAATCCACATAATATCTGCAAACGGTATTTTTCTGAAATAGTCGTTCTGACGAACGAACAGCCCGTCCGGAACGGAAGGTACTTTATCAGCATCTTCCGGTGCCGACAAAAATTGGTGAGAACGGACATGGCAAATATTCAAGTTGTTTGCCTTCAAATAATTTTCAAGTTCGTCCTGCGTCCTGAAATAAATGATTTCGAGGCTACTACGGAATGCTTCCGGCAATTCCACATACAAGAGAAGGTTTAGTGAGTTTTTTAATACTGCATATTCCATAATTCAATATAAATAAGTTAATAAACTCACCTAAGAAAATAAAACAGAGAGGTTCCGTCCTACTTTTGTTTCCCAATTATCCCGATTACTTTCCCTTTGGGCATGAAAAATCCCCGATATGCAGCGGATGCTGGTATCGGGGATGAAAAATAACTATACTTTATTGAGTATAAGCTCTAAATTATTAGTACAATTCATCTTACCTCTACAGAGCTCTTACTATTCAAGGTGGTACCCCAGATGGATACCTGTACATTAGGAGCTAACAGAATGGGCTGATCAACTATGGTTCGCCACGGTTCCCATACAAGCGCTGTCGCGTAAGTAGCTTTCACATGCAACTGGACGGCATTAGCAGGAATGGGAATGGTGGTATGAAAAGGAGCTGTCACATGGTTTCCATTTCTTTCCCATCCCTTGGTCTCTGAAAGTCGTTCGACCCCATTTTCGAAGCTACGCTCTTTCCAAGTCACATAAAACCTTGCCGTATAACCACCTGTATGTTTAAGATTTACACTCCCTGATGTGTATGTCGTAGAAGTTGTGGTAACGTACTCTGCAGCTCCGTTAATCACTCCCATCACATTATTCTTCATAAATACTGCTGTGTAAGCAATGGGAACCGCCGGATTATCTTTGGACAAGACAGCATAATTCGTAATGAGTCTTTCAATCTCGGCAAAGTTTTTTGTTACTACTTTCGTATGCGCTTCAGCATTTCCACCAATGACAACCGCCGAGTATTTACAACCATCGAAAATAGACTTATGCATCACATCCGCATCCAATTTATTGTCTTTAATAGCCAGCTTCAAATTAGCTTCGATTTCATCACTTATATAGTCAGTTTCAATAGCTACATAAATCATTCGTCCATAAGACACACTACCCACGTATGCAGGAGGATTTTTTTCATTTACTCCAGAATCAACCAAATCCTCCCAAGTAACATTATTCGCAAAAAAGCCTGATGGATTAGATGGAGCATCTATTGACACCGTATAATAAATCTGTTTAAAAGCAAGTACATAAACAGATTTCTTATTAGCTGAAATAGACTTGAAGTCAATATTCAGGCCAACATTCAGAATTTTGAAATTACATCCCAATGCTACAGACAGTTGATCTTCACTATAGGCTCTCGTTTCGTGATAAGAGTAATTAGCTGGCAGACTATTGCTGGTTGCATATTTTCTATACCACTCCTCGAGCATACGATCAATAGCTGCCGAAACATTAGAATAGTTGGGTTCTTTGACTTCAGCGGTTCCATCTACGCCTATACCGGAAAGATTGATTCGCAAATTGACCGGTGCCCGATCACAAATCAGACTGGTAGGCATATTATTCACCAGAGATTCGTTTGCCAGCAACAGAGCACCGGGATAGGTTCGATCTCGAATCGATTCAACTACAGCTATATCAAAATTCTCATTATTAATCTTGGTTTTCTCTCGGCGAATAATAATGAATTTGCCGTCCATATCAACTCCCTCTGCAGGTACAAAGTTCTCCTCAGGCTTGCCATTGAATGCTAATACTTGAAGTGGATTGTAATTCAATCCATTAATCTTCTGATCAATGTTAGATTTACTCATTTTTTTTCTTTTTAAATTAAACATTTGTTTTGTAAGCTTACAGTGACAAAACTACGGTATTGATACTACCAGTAAAAGTTTTATTTCCCAGTGGAAGGCTCAAATATCCAATGATATATAATCCATATCCCAATGGGAGGAAAGAATTATTAATACGCTATCAACAGATATAGAGAACTAAAATCATGTAAAGAAATTGAGAGTATCAAAACTTAAATTATGAAAGTTAGAACTTACAATTATATCTTGTCTATTTTATCAATTAAAGCCGTCTCTACTTTTAAATTGAAACGACTTTGATACTGCTTAATAGAATTTGTAACGGTTGTTTTCAGAATTGAAAGAAAACTTTGCATTAAATATTATTTATCACCCATGATTTCAATTCGTCTAAACTGCTTTGCAATGAAATACTGTTTCCTGTAAATTCAATATAAGTATTACATTTTGGAAAACATCCTACATATTCATTGTCGATAATTCCACGAGATTTTCTAACAATCATCAAAAAGCGAGAATTGCTATTCTCGAATCTTTTCATCAAATCTAATGTATTATAAAGACACATCTCCCAACCAACTGGTATTTCTCGCCAGTCAGTAACTCTCGGATCTACTGACATATCCATTGCATAAGAAGCATAGTTCTTTATTTTCTCAGCATTATCTTCACTTCGTAATCCAAGACCATCTATAAAAATTCTAAACCATTGTTCCTGTGTTATCATTATTAATGTTATTTATTCTTTCCTACTCTGTCTTAGGCTTTTCGGAATCCGCCTATAATTTATTGTATAAGCTTACAGCAGTAAATATGAAGAGAATATTGTAAATGAAGAAAACTGTTTTCCCTATAGTAGTCCGGATTTTCCGAATGGGAGAGATAACTTTCCGATAAATAAAACGGCTACGCATTTTTCAGCGTAGCCGTCATTCTTAAATTTTGAAACCTTTTGAAGTTTCAGAACTGAAAGGTTTTAAACGGGTAATAATATGGTCTTTGATAAACTGTTCATATTCTTTTCCTATAGGAATAGTTGTTGTATCCTGTTTCTGTTCCGTACTATTTTCAACGACCTGTGCCGTTATTTCCGTTGGAGCCAGTTCCAACTGGATTTTCCGCTCAATCACCGAAAGCTCCGATTTCAGTTCTTTCAGTTCCTCTTCCTTTTTCCACGTGCCGCCTACAATCTCCTGCAACGTGGGCAGGTCTTTTTCTATTGCCGCATTCTGTGACTTGTATTGTTCCATGAGCTTGGGTATGCGGTCCAAGGCATTCAGGAAATTGGTAGCCGCCGCCTTGTGGTCTGCCATCGCTATCTGCCCGTTGTTGTAGGTGTACTTGTATTCCCCTTCAATAAAGAAGCGGTTCTGTTTCACCTCCATACCTTCACGGATGGAATTTTCCGTCTTCACCAGAATGGGAAAGCCGTATAATTCACCGATACGTGCGTATTCGCCGCCCGTCGTAGCATTCTTGGCAATTTCCTGCAATCGTGTCCCGACGCTTTTGGCATCGGTAGCCGCCAGTCCGTCCAGCTGTACTGGATTCCGGTAATACCCGTCCTCGTCGGTCTGCACCCGTGAAGTGAACTTTTGGTAGTCTGCGGTTAGCTTGACGATGTGTTCATTGTTCTCTTCCAACGTTTTGGTGTGTCCCTCCAACTTGAAAGTGGAGCCGCTTTTCGCCTTGTAGAACGTCTTGCGTTCGCTCTCCAATGCCGCCACTTTCTTTTCCAGCCGCGCCTTGTCCAACAAATCCGTATTGCCGGAGAGGATAGCCATGTACTCCGAGAAATTCATGCCCGACTTTTCATCCATTGCGCCCTCGTCAATGGTACGTGAACCCATTGCACCGCTTTTGAGCTGGCTGATAAAAGTCTGTTTGCAGTGCAGCAAGTTGAACTTGTAGGCATCCAGCGACTTTTCAACGGCATAAATAATCACATCCACCTTATTATTGGCAAACTTCTTGGCAATCTCGTTACCTTTTCTGACTGCCCTTCCGTTCCTTTGCGCAAGGTCGGAAGGACGCCACGGTGTATCAAGATGATGGATAGCCACCGCCCGTTTCTGTGCATTTACACCCGTTCCGAGCATGGAGGTGGAGCCGAACAGCACCCTTACCTTTCCCTCGTTCATGGCATCAATCACTGCTTTTCGCGCCTTGTCCGTCTTGCACTCCTGAATGAACCGTATCTCCGAAGCCGGAATGCCGTAATCCTCCACCAGCTTTCGTTTTATCTCACTGTACACGCTCCACTTGCCCGGCTGGTACGTGCCCAGATCCGAAAACACAAATTGCGTCCCTTTCTGTGCGTCATACTTTTTATAGTATTCCGCAATCTTGGCGGCGCAGTGCGAGGCTTTGTTGTCCGGGTGGTCTTCGTACTTGTCCGGGTCTATCATACGCATATCGAGCGCCATCTTGCGGGCATAGTCGGTGGCTATCAGCATCTTCGCCTTCTCTTCGGTTTCCGACAGCTTTTCCCGCCCCAGAATCGTGGCATCGCCCGTTTGTGCGAATTGCATCAGCTTCTCAATGAACTCCGCCTGCTGTGGCGTAGGCGGGATATTGTGGAGTATCTCATTCATTTCCGGTCTGTCCACCCCGACATCCTTTGCTGTGCGGTAGTCGGTAATCTCGTTGTAGAACGCCGCCAGTTCCGGCACTTTGATAAAATAGCGGAACCGTTCCTTCAGTACGACGTTGTTTGTCACCGAAAACTCGAAGTCGGTTGTTTTCTTGGCGAAAATTGCCGCCCACGCATCGAAACAGTTGATGTTCTGACGTTCCAGTTCCTTCGGACGTAGATATTTAAACAATAAATACAGTTCCGTCAATGAATTGGAAACCGTAGTACCGGATAAGAATGTCGCTCCCAAATCCTTTTCCGTGCGTTCTTGAATAGTACGCAGGGCAAACAGCATGTTCATCGCTTTCTGGCTCCCTTCGCTGTTTCCCAACCCTGCCACCCGGTCGTGACGGGTGTTAAAAGTAAGATTTTTGAACGAATGGGATTCGTCAATAAATAAATGGTCGATACCCATCTGCTTGAAATCCACCACATCATCCGTGCGGGTTCTGATGGCATCCTCTATCTTGTCCAGCTTGGCTTTCAGGTTTATTTTACGCTTTTCCAAACCTTTGAGCATTCCCCTTGACACTTCTTTGCCTTGCACCCGCAAAACATCGAGATTTTCTTCCACGCTATCCAGCTCTTTCTGCAAAATTTCCTGCTGCACATCGGTCGGCTGCGGAATCTTGCCAAACTGCTCATGCGACATGATAACACAATCCCAATCATTGTTCTTGATATTGTTAAAGAACCTCACCCGGTTCTTGGGTTCAAAGTCCTTTTCCGTCGCATAAAGGATTTTTGCGTTCGGGTATGCCGTGCGGTAACACTCGGCTATCTCCCCGACATTGGCTTTCAACCCGATTATCATCGGTTTATGAGCCAGCCCCAGACGTTTCATTTCTTGTGACGCAAGGCTCATTATCAATGTTTTACCTGTCCCCACGTCATGATCACATATCCCACCTCCGTTCTGTTTGAGCATCCATACGCAATCCTTCTGGCTCTGGTAAACATCCTTGATGCCGTACTTTTTTTCCAGTGCTTTCAAGTCTAAACCCGGAAAGTTCTGGTGCGAACCGTCATAAGAGGGACGCACGAAGCAGTTGAACTTGCGGTTGTACCTGTCCGCCAACCGCTGCTGAAATTCGGGTGACTGCTCGTTCAGCCAGTCCGTGAAGCCGTTCCGGATCTCGTCAATCTTTGCGTTGGCAAGCTGTATCGCCTCGCTGTCCCTTACCTTGATGTCGTTTCCATGCTCATCCTTGCCGATGCTTTTGGTAATGTCTGGCACGGTATTCAGCAGCGCATTTTTCAGCAGGTTAATACCATCATACTTCCGGTAATATCCCTGCACGGCGTACTGGTCGTTTATTTTCGCGTTCTTGTCGGCACATTTCACCGAATATTCGTCGATACTCTCCGAATAGGCTATTTTCACGTCCGTTTCAAACAGGTGCTTGATATAGGCGGTATAGATACCCGTGGGAATCCAGCGTTCACCGAAATTAAAATCCAGCTCATCGAACGTAATCGGTCGGGGCAATGCTTCTTTCAGTGCGGCGAGTGCCTCGTCCACCCGCTCATCGGGCTTGTTCCCGTTTATCCATGCCTCTATCTGTTCCGTCTTTTCCACCACGTTTCCGGCGATGAAGCGGTCTTTAATCTCGTAGTTGTCCGCCAGCGGATTAAAGAAAATCTGTCCTTTCAGTTGGATGACAAGTTCCTCCCGGCTGTTGTCGCAAAGTGTTTCCATATAGTCGAGGTTCACCTCCCCGTACCGGTTCAGTGAAGCGGACAAGGCTTCTTGGGGCGTATCGACGTGTGTCACCTCATTCAGCGCGAAGGCTACCGGATGGTCGAAAATGTCCGCCTTGATGAACTGCCCGTTTTCCACACGCTCCAATGATAGCATATCACGCCCCGAAGTGTCCATAAGCAGGAACTTCACGTTCGCTTTGGCGTTCAAACTGCCGAACCGCCCGGTAAAGGTGTCGTATGCAGCATTTAAAGCCTCCCGTTCCGGCTTGTTTTCTTGGTGCATTTCCGCCTCGTAGGTGTACAGCCGTTGGTAGCTGTCACGCATGGTGATATAAAGCTCCGCTTTCTCCTGCTGCGCTCTGTCCAAATTCAATGGGTGGAAGGTAGCGCCGTAACGGGTAAGACCTTTCAGGTAACCTATCTGGTTGCCGTCGGAAACCAACATGCCCTCTTTGTGGTGCGGTTCCAACTTCCCCATAAGCGGACGGGGTTTCATCAGTTCTTCCTCCATCCGTTGCTGCTCTTCCCGTTCCAATTCTTCCCGGTGGTGTTCGGGAATGGCTTCGGCTGTCGGTTGCTGCCTGATGCTTTTTCCCTCCCTTAACTGCTCCCTTTCCCCCGGAGTGAAACGCATCATCGCCTCATAGAAGCCGTTGATGGGCGGGTTCGTGTCCCAATTGATGGCGGCATACACCTCTTCCGGGTTTACGCTTGGTATCTCCGGCTCTGCCCGTACCGCAGGCTCCTGCGGTTTTACTTCTTCTTTTGCCGCATCCGGTTGATTGAACAAGTCTTTCCCGACGGAAGGCTTTCGCTTGTTTTTCTTGCCTGTCTGCTTTTTCGCCAGACCGGATCGGGCTAACCGCCGTTCCTCCTGAGTGAAGTTGAACAGGTCGTACAAGTCCGTCACGGGAGCGGTAATCTCCGGCTTCTCTTCTTTTTTCACGGGTTGAAGTTCTTTGACCGCTTGCGGTTCGGTCTTCTTGAAATCTTCCGGCTGCGGCGGTTGTTCCTCCCAAAGTTTACGTTCGCTCTCCAACATCATTTCACCCGCTTCCCGCCAATCTTCCGGTGTCGGTTCGTACCTCATTTCCGGTGTATCTTGCCTATACTTATTATATAAGGCAATATTCAGGTTGGCAGGAACGGATATACCCAGATGTTCTTTCAGGTCTTCCGCTATCTCTTCCGTACTTCCGGGATGAATGGTGAGCAACGCGGGTTTTCCATACGGGTCTGTTCCTCTTTTCAGTGTCGTATGGGATAGCGGAGCCACACTCATCGTATATTGGTTTTCCATTATCCCGTCCCCGGTGTCTTCCGTTTGGATAAACCATTTCTCCTGCATGGACAACTCACGTTTCTTCATCGTGTCCTTTTGGAGAATAACCAAGTCGCTGCCCACATCCGTCCCAGCATGATTGGAGAACAGGTTGTCGGGCAGCCTCACCACGGAAACGATATTGGCGTTTTTCATCAGGTAATGGCGGATCGGCTCATTCTTCGGGGAGTTCAATACCCCTTTCGAGGTGATGAACGCCACGATACCGCCTTCCCGCACTGCGTCCAGCCCCTTCAGGAAGAAATAGTTGTGGATGCTTTTGGCGGCGGCACGGCGGGAATAATCGGCGGCTCCCGTAAATTCGGGATCAAATACTGCCATGTCGCCGAACGGGATATTGGATGCCGCCACATCGAAGGTTCCCATGAATGGCTTTTCTATCCGTTCAAACCCTTCCGCCCGTACCTTGTGTCCGGGATAGAGGTGGGAAAGCAGCTTGCCCGTCAGCAGGTCTTTGTCAAACGCCATCACCTCCGCCTTCGGAGCATGGGTGCCGAAAGCAGAGATAAACACACCCTGTCCTGCTGACGGATCGAGCAGGCGGTCAGGGGTAATGCCGTTTTCATGGAGCGCATCGGCAAGTGCCGACACGATGGCAGGGGGAGTATAAAACGCTGTCAGTACGGAGCTTTTGATACTGTCCATATAGCGTTTGTACTCTTTCTCATCGGTGGAGTTGTCACGGACAAGCCTGTGTAACTCAACTGTCATGGGGAACAACTCACGGTCGGACTTCGCCCAATGCACGGAGTCCATGATGGAACCGGCAGGGTTGAGGATGAACTTTAACCCGCCGAACCCGCAGTAGCGGCTGAGTATCTCCCTCTCTTGGGGAGTAGCCGCCCTGCCTTGTTTTTCCAGTTCAAATACCGTCCGTAACGCCTCGATGTTGTCCCGCAGCTTCGCTTTACGGTTAAATGGCATGTGCTTCGAGATAGGTTACGACGGCTCCCGTCAGTTCCGTGTAAAGATGTTCGTATTCAGGCGTATAGGCAAAATCATCCGCAAGCGGGTACCGGGCAAATACTTCTTCCAGTTCCGGTTGCAGGTTCAAAGCGAACTTTGCAGCTTCACCCGGCGGTACTTCCTCGGCGAACTCGTTCCAAAGTACCTCTATAATCGTGTTGTATTTGGAAAAGTGAAGCCCCTCCATGAGTGCCGCCATTGCCAGCTCCTGCGCCCCTTCGGGCGTGTATCCCGACAACCGGGACTGTTCGAACACGTCGGCGGCATGGTCGGAACGTCCGGCTATGAAGTCAGCATCGGTTGCCTTGTCGGGATGATTTTCTTTGAGGTATTTGAGTAAGTACAGACCGTAGTAAGAAAACTCGGTCGATTGATTTTTCTTGTTCATATTTCTATGGATTTTAGTGGAGGGTCGCAGACCCTTTTGTTATTTTACAAAATTTCCTGATGGATATAAATGCGAAAGCACTCCGGGTATCCCTCCCGAAGTGCCACCACTAAAATCCACAGTAAAATCAGTACCACCTATCCGGTAGTATGAATGACCTTTGTCTGTGAACTCAGTGGCGAATATACGCATTATTTCTTTTTTCGCTTGGTGTTCCCGTCGTTTTTCTTGTCGGGGAATACGAACACGGCATTGAAATCCGCATCAAAAGTGACAATGGCACTGAACGGTTTACCCGCTTTGCTGTTGAAACCCTTGATAACACCTGTTTTTCCGTTGGTCAGCAGTTCGGTTATCTCTGCGTCAGTGAGCGTCTTTCCCGCTTTCTGCCGGAAGACGGGCAGACCGCAATCCGGGTTACTGCATCGGACAACTTTTCCGTAGAACTGCATCACGCCCTTTTGACATTTGGGACACGTACACCCCGTTTCTTTGTGGGAGAAGAGTTTATCCGAGGCAAGCAGTTCTGCTGTAATTTCTACGGTGAACTGCTCTATCTTTTCCCGGAATTTCTCACACGGGAAGATACCGTTTTCGATTTGCGCCAGCGCATTCTCCCATTCTCCCGTCATTCTGACGTTGGCTATCTGCATTTCCTTGACAACCGAATAGAGGGCAAGCCCTTTTTCAGTGGGGACAAGGTTCTTTTTCTGCCGCACCATATACTCACGCTTGAAAAGCGTTTCAATGATGGAGGCACGTGTTGCCGGAGTGCCGATACCGCAATCCTTCATCGCTTCGCGCTGGGCTTCATCCTCTACTTCCCTGCCACAGGTCTGCATGGCGGAGAGCAAGGTCGCCTCCGTGTGCAACGGTTTCGGCTTTGTTTTGCCTTCGGTCAGCGAACTTCCCTTGACAGGCAACGTATCACCCTCGTTCCAGACGGGCAGTGTAATTTCTTCCGTTCCTTCTTCTTTCTCCTGATACACGGCACGCCAGCCCACTTGCTTGATAACGGAGCCCTTGACGGTGAACGGCACACCTCCATACTCTGCCGAAACGGTGGTTACGTCTTTGATACACTTTTCTGAAAAGGCTTCCAGCATACGCCCGGCTATCATATCGTAGATGATACGCTCGTCCGACCCGATGTTTTTGGGCTTCACTTCCGTGATGAGCAGGGCATGGTGGTCGGTAATCTTCGTATCATCCACGCTCCGGCGGGACAATGTGTCCATTGCCGCCGCGTACTTGCCGAACGTGGGATGATATTTCAATGTGAGCAGCAAAGCAGGTATCTCGGCAAACACGTCTTCGGGAATATGGCGGCTCCCGGTGCGGGGATACGTGATGCACTTCGCCTCATAGAGCTTTTGTGCAACGGATAATGTTTGCTCGGCAGAGAATCCGTGCTTGGTATTCGCTTCTTTCTGAAGGGCGGTCAAGTCGAACAAAAGCGGTGTTTCCTGTATGGTTTCCTTTCTCTCGACACCCGTAACGGTAAACGCCTCGCATGCTTTCACTGTGTTATAAACGGTTTCGGCCGCCTGCTTGTCTTTCCACTTTTCGGTGGAAGAGAGTTTCACGATTTCATTTCCCGTTGTTCCATTGGTCGATAGATGAATCTGGAACACGGGTTCGGGAATAAAACGCTTGTTTTCGAGGTAGCGTTCGCACACTATAGCCAGCGTGGGTGTCTGCACCCGTCCGAGTGAATATGTTCCCCGCCCGGCGGCAACGGTGATGGCTTGCGTGGCGTTAATGCCCACGAGCCAGTCCGCTTCGCTCCGGGCTTTGGCGGCATAGTAAAGATTGTCGTACTCCGCGCCGCTTTTCAGGTTTTCCAGTCCCTCGCGGATAGCCTTGTCGGTCAAACTGCTGATCCAGAGGCGGTCGAAAGGGGTGGCGCACCCGATGTATTCGTATAAATATCTGAAGATTAATTCTCCCTCGCGACCCGCATCGGTGGCTACGATAATGCCGTCGCTTTCACGGAACAGCTTGGAAATAACCTTGATTTGTGCCACCACACCGCTATCGGGTTTGTACCCTTTATCCGCTTTGACCTGACGGGGGACAAGCGTAAAGACCGGAGGGATAATCGGCAGGTTGTCCCGGTGGAAACCTTTCACACCGTACCCTTCGGGCAGGGCAGGCATTACTAAATGCCCGAATGCCCATGTCACGTAATACCCGTTACCTATCAGATAACCGTCTTCTTTTTCCGTTGCCCCTACGATACGGGCGATTTCCCGTGCCACGCTGGGCTTTTCTGCAATAATTGTTTTCATACTAATTTTACTTTGGATTTTAGTGGTCGGGGCGTTGTGCCCCGGTTGTTATTATTCTGTTTTTCTTTATTCCTTATTATTATCGGTTGCTTCCTGCCGTTCTCTTTCAAGCCGGGCTATGAACTTGCGGTCGTAATAGATATGGTTGCCGTCCGCATCGAGGTAGTCACTGTCCGGGTCTGCCGGTGGTAACCTCCTGATTAAACTGTCATGCAGTTTGACAAGTACCTTAATCAGTAACCACAGGATGACCGCTACCGGTACGGCATATAAAATCAGGTCTGCCATACCGCTACATTTTTACGCCTTTAGGCTTGATTAAAGTCTTCTTTTGTTGCTGCTCCTGCTGCACGGCATTAACCGGAGCCGCCTGTCCTTGTTGAAGGGGCTTTTGCAGGTGTTTGGTCGCTTCATTGGTTTTGCCGTCGGTATTTACAGCCACCTGTGTGCGGCTTTCCGACGCGGGGGCAACCTCTTTTGCCTGTGACACGTCGGGATTGTTACGGAAATATTTGGGTTTGCCTGCCTCAAAATTGTATTTCACATAAGCGGTATAGGGTTCACCTTTGCCGTCACGCTTCATATCCTTGACAAGGATGGCTTTCCCTTCCGAAAATGTTTTCTGTTGTTCCGCTGTCAGAGGTACGCCGCCCATCGTCTTTGGCGCACGGATATTTCCGTTCTCGTCCACCCATTTGTAATTATACACCTTTGGTTTCTGCTCGCCGTCCGCTTGGGAGGCAGGTTGTGTATTTTGCTGTGCATTTTGTGTGGCAGGCGGAGGGGTGTTTTGTTGCTGCTGCCGGGGTTGTGCATTCTGCCGGGTATTCTGTCCGGAGGCACGCTGCTTTCTGTTCTGGCTTTGGTTCGGTTTCGCTTGGCGGGGTACGAACTCCACGCCGCCGCGTTCCACATTCACCTGCAAGGTGGCTTTGAACTTCCGGGTATCCGACAGGACGATTTCTTTATTGGGAATGGCACGTCCGGCACGCAGTTCACTCATTTCATGTTCGGTAAACTCCGTCCTTCCGATTCTTGATGTGATTGGCACGTCCTTCACCGGGATGGCTTCTATCTCATTCGTCAATCGGTCGATACTGATATACGAGGGGATAATCTCGCCCGTTTCCTTATCCACGACCTCGGCGACACGTCCCAGATTGCCGCTGTTTTTCAGGTTCTCTTTATCTTCGGGAGTAAATATAACTCCCATAAATTCCTCATCGAGTTTCGGCTCTTTACGGATAGTATGGGGAACAAGCCCCATCGTGCCGTCCGACATCTCCTTGAACGAAAGCCGGGCTTCAATCTCAAAGCGTTCACCGCCAATGATGGGGGCAACGTTCATAAGAGCGGATTTGCCGCCATTAAGCATTTTTTCCAGATCGCCCGATGCTTCCAGTGTTTGACGGTCGATGCCATAAAAGATTTTAAGTTCCGACCAGTTGATGCGGCTTTCATCTATCAGGTATGTTTTTCCGTCGGGCTTCTCCGGTGCGGGTTGTTCGCCTTGCGCCTGTTCCTGTGGTTGCTTTTGTTCCTGTTCCTGTGTCTGATCCTGCTTTCCGGGCTCATTTTCGTCGGGGAACCAGTGGTCTTCAACCGCTTGCCAGAAAGGATCGAGGTCATTGGGAGCAGGCTTGACTTCTTCCGATACAGTTTGCGGCTGTTGTCCGTCCTCCGGTTTGGGTGAGTTTTCCGGCTGTACCTGCTCCTCTGGCTGTACCTGTTCCTGTGGCTGCTGTTCATACTTCGATGTGTCGATGCGGTGCGGTTCCAGCAATTCCCGGTTGGCAACCGGGTCTTTGAGGACATCTTTGAACACGTCTATCACCTCACCGATATTATCGGCGGCTACACGGTAGAACCCGAACCGTTTCGGTTCCTTGCACTGGCGGTAGAAATTCTCAAAGAAACTTTCCAGCGCGTTACTGTTCTTGTCGAATGACAAGAAATTTTGTTGGTTCGCTCCCGTGGCGGGGGTTGTTTTCGGTGTACCGTCCCCGTTCAACCCGGACACGACACCGATCTCGCCTGTCTTCTCGTCACGGACGACAAGCACATCCTTCTCTTTCTTTTTTTGTGCCATACTTTTGATTGTATTTAAGTGAATATGAAATTATTTCGCAGCGAAAGTAGCGGCTATCAACCGTCCCGCAATGGATAGCGGGGCAGGTGGCAGCTTGTGGCTCCCGTGTGGAAGTTTGTGGCTTCAAACCCTGTTTCCCTCCGCTTGCTTTTTCTTCCCGAACTCCTTGAAATGGGTTTTCAAAAACTCCTGCACGTCCGATTCTTTATAGTACACCTTATGCCACAGCATTTGATATTTCAATGTGCCCGAACTCCGGTAACGCTGGATGGAGCGTTTGCTCGTGTTGAGCAGCTCGCACAGGTCTTGATTATCCAACAGCCGTTCACCGTCGAGATATTTCACTTCCTTGTATTCCTTACCTGTAAGCGATGCGATAAGCTGCTCATTCCGGTCGAAGCGTTCCATGATACGCTTCATCCAACCCTCGAAGGTTTCCAAATCCAGCGTACTCATCCCTTCTTGCTCCTTGTGCGTAAGACATAATTGTGTTTGAACTCTTCCAGTGTCCCGGCATCGCAAGAATATAGGCTGTCTTTTATCAGCCGTTCCACCTCCGAGATATGGTAGCGGCAAGCTCCCCGGAAAATGGCGTAGTTAATCCGCTTGTTGTCCCTGAGACGTTGGAGGGTGCGGGCACTGATACCAAGCAGTGACATGAGTTCCTTACCGCTCATCCATACGTCCGCCGTATCTTTGTTTTTTTCCTGTTCGCTCTCACGGACATATCCCGCTATCGAATCTATTTTGGCTACCAACTCTTTATAGGCGGCACTTTCTATCGTTATGATTTCCATATCGTTGTTTTTTGATTTCGGGGCAAAGTTCCCTCTATTGCACGGGTTGTTTCCACAGGTAGGCAGCCACCTATGGAAGATTTCTATGTATTTCGGGGAAGGTAAAAAAGCCAGTCTGTTCCAAACGAAAGACACAAGCTGCCATGAACGGCTATGAATAGCAAAACGATACGAAGTACGCCAGTAACAGATTACTTTTGCCCGAAAAACAGATTGGAATATGGAAATAGTAATTATTGAAAAGAAGACTTTTGAAGCGTTATTGTCCGGTGTGGGCTCACTGACGGAGAAAGTAAGCGCCCTATATGATAGGTGCAATGACAAGAAAATGGGTAACTGGCTGGACGGGGAGGACGTCTGCCGCCTGCTGCATATCAGCCGCAGGACATTGCAGACACTCCGGGATAACTGCCTGATCGGTTTCTCGCAAATAAACCGTAAGTTCTATTACAAGCCCGGTGAGGTGGAACGGTTATTACCCGTAATAGACCTGTTCCGAACGGAAAAGGACAATCCCCGACCATTGTAGCGAGCCACTAAAATCCACAATAATATATGAATGACAATGTAATGACGGCGGACGATGAACTCATCGCAAAAGCCTTGTGCGCCTTGCACAGGGGAACAAAAGAGGTAAGAATGTTGGCGGAGAATTACCGCCCGCCACTCAATGGCGAACGGTACATGACCGACAAGGAGGTGGCCGGACGGTTGAAAGTCAGCCGCCGCACCTTGCAGGAGTACCGTAACGACCGGAAAATACCATTTATCCTCTTTGGGGGAAAGGTGTTGTACAGGGAAACGGACATCGAGCGGATGTTGGAAGAGAACTACAAGAAAGCTATCCGCTAAAAACGAAATAAGGGGCAGACCATGATTGTGGTTTGCCCCTTATTTCGCTTAGCATGAATAGCCGTCTTTCAGTTGGAGGACAATAGGCGGGTGTGAACGGACTGGTGTCGCCGCTTTCTTCACCACCCATTGCCGGAAAACTTTGGCGGGCAGGCTATTCAGCCGGAAAGCGAGGGCGGTTATCATTTCCAGATTATAGGCATCCGCACGGTTGCCATTTTCCAACCGGATATATTGGTAGGTGTCGTATTCATTCAATGCTCCGCTTTTGTAAACAGCCTTGATTTGGCTGTTCACGGCGGAAGATGTGACACCGAACATTTCAGTGATTTCGTAATCGGTCATCCAGACGTTACCCCGCAGGATAACATTGTTCTCGTGTATGGTTATAGTTCCTCTTTCCATGACGTGCTTTATTAGATGGTAATATTACTGTATTCCTTGATGTTCTCCAAATGAGCCGACAAGTTTTCCATATCCTTGTTCAGCTTTTCTTTCGTGATTTTGGCATAAATCTGTGTCGTTTTGATATTCTTGTGTCCCAAGATGGAGCTTACCGTTTCAATGGGTACATTGTTCGTCAGGCATATTTCCGTAGCCATCGTATGGCGGCTCATGTGGACAATCTACCATAAAGCAGTCAAAAGCAATGATACGCAGAAAAAGAGGTAACACATTTGAAATGAGCTAATTTACTCTAATTTGCTAAAGATAGGAAGTTCAGAATACAGCGTATTTACGCAGCTTTTCAGTTACCAAACCGTTAACCGTTCAATTACCGAAGAGTATTAGGTAACTAAAAGCAGATAAAAGAACTTCAATCGTGTTTTATCTTCGTTGATACACAGCGTTTTGCACATCAAGGAACGCTTATGTGCCGGGTAACTTTGCCCACAAAAATTATAAGCGTTATGGAACAAGAAAAATTCAAGGTATTGCTCTACCTGAAAAAGAGCACTCCCGACAAGTCGGGCAAGACTCCCATCATGGGACGGGTAACGGTCGGTCGCTCAATGGCGCAGTTCAGTTGCAAACTTTCCTGCACGCCTGACTTATGGAATCCACGTGAAAGCCGTCTGAACGGTAAAAGCCGGGAAGCGGTAGCAACCAATGCCAAGCTGGACAAACTTCTGCTTTCGGTTAATGAGGCTTACTCCGTATTGATGGAGCGCAAACAACCGTTTACCGCCGAAGAAGTAAAGAATCTCTTTCAAGGAAGTGTCGATACACAAATGACCTTGTTGAAAAGATTGGACCTGCTGATTGATGATTTGAAATCCCGTGTGGGTGTGGATGTTGCCGTCGGGACTGTTCCCGCCTACCATTACACCCGTAAATCCCTTGCCGAACTGATAAAAAAGAAGTTTAACACCTCCGACATCGCTTTCGGTCAACTGAATGAACAGTTCATCCGAGATTTTCAGGATTATGTTCTCGGTGAGAGAGGCTATGCAATGGAAACCGTGCGCCACTATCTTGCCATTCTGAAAAAAGTATGCAAAATGGCATTCAAAGAGGGATACTCTGAAAAGTTCTATTTCGCGCACTACAAACTGCCGAAACAGAAAGAAACCGCCCCCAAAGCTCTCAGCCGTGAAGACTTTGAAAAGATACGGGATGTTGAAATATCTTCCAGACGACCTTCACTCGCCCTTACACGGGATTTGTTTCTTTTCGCCTGTTATACGGGAACTTCTTATGCCGATACGGTTTCCATTACCCGTGAGAATCTCTTTACCGATGACAACGGAGAATTGTGGCTGAAATACCGCCGGAAGAAAAATGAGTTGCTGGCTCGCGTCAAATTATTGCCCGAAGCCATAGCCATGTTAGATAAGTTCAAGGACGACACGCGGGAAACATTGCTCCCCGTACAGGATTACAGGGTATTGAGAGCCAATATGAAAAGCCTCCGGGTATTGGCAGGAATGAGAGCCGATTTGGTCTATCATGCCGGTCGGCACAGCTTCGCCTCGCTGGTCACGCTCGAAGAGGGCGTACCGATTGAAACCATCAGCAGAATGTTAGGGCACAGTAATATCCAGACTACACAAATCTACGCCCGTGTAACCCCTAAAAAGCTGTTCGAGGATATGGACAGGTTCATTCTGGCTACGAGTGATTTTAAATTAGTCCTTTAATCATTAAAATAAAACGATTATGCGCAGTACATTCAAGCTACTCTATTATATCAACCGGGCAAAGGTTAAGGCGGACGGAACTACTGCCGTTCTTTGCCGTATCACCATTGATGGTAGAAACAGTGTTGTCACGACAGGTGTCTATTGCAATCCCGAAGACTTTAATTCCCAAAAGGGAGAGGTCAAAAACAATAAGGCAAACGGTACGCTTCTGAAATTCAGGCAGAAAATCGAACAAGCCTACGAACAGATACTTAAAAGTTCAGGTGTTATCAGTGCCGAACTGTTGAAAAATACGATAGTTGGCATAAGCTCCGTTCCAACCGCTTTATTACAGGCAGGTATGGAGGAACTGGAACGATTGGAAAAACGTTCCGTTGAAATCAACTCCCGTTCCACCTACCGCCAATCCGTCATCTTTCAGGAATGTTTGAAACAATACCTCCTCTCATTTGGCAGGGAGGATATTCCTTTCACTGAAATTACGGAACAATTCGGTCTGTCCTATAAGGTATTTCTATTAAAAGATATGGGGTGTAGTGCCGACAAGATGAACAAGTGCTTGTGTTGGCTCAACAGGCTGGTTTACATTGCCGTTGACAGGGAAATCATAAGGTCGAACCCGTTGGAGGATGTCACTTACGAAAAGAAAAATCCGCCCAGACTTCTCCATATCAGCCGTGGCGAACTGAAACTGATGATGGAAACCCCGATGGAAGATTCCATGCTGGAACTGGCTCGCAGGATATTCATCTTTTCTTCGCTGACCGGACTTGCCTACGTGGATATATACAGGCTTTATCCGCACCATATCGAAAAGACCGCGAACAACCGGGCTTATATCCGTGAGAAAAGAGGTAAAACCCATGTGGAAGCATTTATTCCATTACATCCGATAGCGGAACAGATACTGTCGCTTTACAATACAACCGATGACACGAAGCCTGTCTTCCCGTTGCCTATCCGTGATATTCTTTGGCACGAGATACACGCTGTTGGCAATGCGCTGGAATTTAAGGAGAATCTCTCGCATCATCAAGCTCGTCATACGTTCGGAACACTCTTATTATCGGCAGGTATTTCGATTGAGAGCATCGCCAAGATGATGGGGCATACGAATATTGCAACCACACAGGTCTATGCCAAAATCACCGACCAAAAAATTTCGGAGGACATGGACAGGCTGATAGAAAGGAGAAAGACAAGAGATAATAATGCAACCTGATAAAAAAGAATATGGAAAAGGGAACAATAGTAACAATCAACGGGAACGGCACTGTGTCTGTTCCCGGCAAGGTGATGATGCAGGATTTTGAGATAGCCAAACTGTTCGGGGTGACGATACCGGCTATACGCGCCAACATACGCACCATTCAGAAGACAGGCATCGTAACGGGTGACTTCACCAATGGCGCAACGTTGGTTGGTAACAACATTGTGCCGGATTATTACGGACTGGATATGATTATGGCTCTGGCTTTTCGGATTCATTCACCACAGACCGGGATTTTCCGCAGGTGGATATTAGGAAAAGCGACCAAAGTGGAAAGAGGTATAATCCGTCAACCGATTCTTATTTCAATTGATAAATCCATTAACGGGGTTGTTAATTGATTGACACGTCAATCAATCATCGGGTCAGTCATTCTCGTTACAGGGGCAAAGGAAGTTTCGGGCGAGTGAGCATTCAAGTTCAAGCCCTGACGGGTTACGGCTGAAATCTCCACCTTGCAGGTAGTATTTAAGCCGTAAAACTTGCCTGCTCCCTCCCCCTGCACAAAAGAAGCCCCTGCAACGAAAACGACCGACCCGATAATGACGCATAGTATCTGATACCCAAGAGACACAACCGAAAAATCCGGCTGTGCCTCTTGGGATTGGTCGTATCGCGTAAATGCAACAAAAACTCCCTCACCTCAAAATCTGCATAGTTACTGCCAAGCCTTTTGATGGTACTTTTCCAGCATCTGTTGGATTTCCGATTCCCTGTAAAGCACCTTTCCACCCAACGTGATATAGGCAATCTGCCCGTTTGTCCGCCATTCCTGCAAAGTCCTGCGGCTGACCTTCAACCTTACGGACACTTCCCTGTCGGTCAGGAACCGTTCACCGCCCAATGTCGGGCGGTGGTTGGCAACCAACCGTTCCATACCCGATAACATCCTTTCTAAAGAACCGAACAGGCGTACCACCCGTTCGTTCTCGTTGGTAATAATCTCACTCATAATTATTTCGTTTTAAGTTTGCCGATTAGCGATTCCACATCTTCGGGACGATAATACATCTTATGCCCGATTTGGGTATAAGACAGTGCGCCTTTGTCCCGGTAGGTTTGGAGGGTGCGTTTCGATATACCGAGTATCTCACAAACTTCCTGATTGTCGAGCCACTTTTGCAGGGCTTTGTCGCCACTCATTCCACACAGTTTCTCCACCCTTTCGGCAAAGGTTTCGAGCCTTGCCATCATCATTTCCCATGTCCGGGATTCTACATTGATTATTTCCATGATTCTATATTTTAAAGTGTTATTCTTCTTTTTTCACCGGCAAAGAAATGATAAATCTTCCGTATCTCAATGAAATTCAGCGAAGTGGCAGCTTGTTGCGCCGGAATGGAAGCATGTGGCGTTCAAGTCAGTTCAAATGACACACCGCATGGATTGGTTATTCTTAGTTAACCGATAATAAACGGCTGACCGGCAAAACGCAACAAACTAAGCAGACTTGATACACTTATTAAAGAGAAGTTTGACGCATTACTCCGCATAAGCATCGCAATCTGCTGACTTGCTGAATTATATGAATTTTATATTCTTACTTTGCCGTGTGCAGTCAGTCAAGTATGCTGACCGTCCATGCACATAGTATTCACTTTTAATCCAATCAGAACAATGAAAGAAAAAGCAAGCGAACCTATCGACATCCGGGATTTTATCGGTAGCGTGAATGATTACGGCAAACACACGCCGGTTGAGGGTGGAAACCGGCAAACGGAGGGTAATGTTCCGGTATTGCCACCTTCGTCTCATGAATCATCTTTGCAAAATGAACCGCATGTACAGGGTGAACCAATCCGGAGAACCACCTCCAAACAACGCAAAGCATCGTTGGATGAATATCGGGAGCAGTTTCTCCGAACCCCGAAGATTGCTGACCGGCAACCCGTGTTTGTCAGCCGTGCCACCCGTGACAGCATTGACGATGTTGTCCGCAGGCTCGGTGAACGGAAGATGAGCGTGTCGGGGTTCTTGGAGAATCTGGCACGGCATCATCTGGAACTCTACAGAGAGGATATTGAACAATGGAGGAAGTTGTAATCTGCCGGTATTCAATGGAACAAGTCGGCACAGTATACCGGGTGGATATACTATGCCGACTGGAAATAAAGCTAACTTTTCAATCCGACATTCGGAGGATTTTTGAGTTCATTGGAACTCAGCAAGGTGTCTTTTGAGTAACTCAAAAGGCAGCGAGTTACTCGCAGTCACACTTTGCTCTTGCAGAGGGCTGGGGATTCCTCCGAAGTCGCCCCCCTTGTTCATACTTGCCATAGGCATTGGGCTGATAGCTTCTATCGCAACACCACTAAAATCATCATTGAATGAAAGAAAAGGAGAAAAGTCAGATGCATTAACAGCTAACAGTTCAGGCTATCTTTTGGGGAATAGCTTATTACCTACCTGCAGGTTCCCAAGATAACCGATCGCAAGCCTGTGTTTCTTAGCAGTGAAATCAAAGAAACAAGCAGCCTTACGACTGGTATGAGAAAATAAAAAACAACGTAAAATTAACTGATAATTATGGTAAACAACAATGTATTCATCCTCTTCGAGGAAATCAAGAACATGCCCGGTAACATGAAAAGCAAACAGGAAGAACTTCCAAAAATGATTGACTGGCGGCAGCCAGATGAGGATAGCAAACAAAACTTGTCTCTGATAAAAGAGACGGTTGCGAAAATGACAAAAGTCCAATCAAAAAAGAATAAGGGCTTATTGGCAAAGCATTGGGAGACATACGCACAAGTTTCCACGGTATTTCTAAAACAAATCAGTTCGCTCGGTGAACAACTGAAAGAACCGAAAATACAGCAGGAACAACCGTCGCAAGAGCATATCTATCGGCACAGCATCGGCATCAAGCCAAGCAAAGCTTTTTCCTTCCTCGTAGGACTTTATGTGATATGTGCTGTTTCCGTATGGGGCAATATCGGACAATGGCAATCCAAACAACAATTTGTCGATAATGCGTTGAAGTTTCGTATTATCCGTAAACAGGGAGGATGCAGTTCAAATGATGTTCTTTGGTTGAACAAGGCGTTCGACATCCACCGGGATGAAAAAAACATCGAATGGGTATGGAAACAGGTGGACGGATATGGAACTTACATGAAAGTCGTTTCCGACAATTTGATACAGAAAAGATTGCGGAACGGAAATATAAATCCCCAATAGCTCTCGTATGGCAACAGTGAAAGTCAAATTCCGTTCCTCGGTTGTCACAGGCAAGAAAGGAACAGTATATTACCAAATCATTCACAATCGTGTAATCCGCCAAATAAGGACGGATTACCGCATTTTTAGGGAGGAATGGGATGAATATAAATCATGCGTGATTATTACAACTAATGGTAGGGAGAAATATCTTCGTGACATAGGGGAGCGTATGGTACGGAGTCTGAAACGCTTGAACGCCATTATCGGCAGGTTGGAAAGCAACGGCAAAGGATTTATGGCAGATGATATCGTGAGGGAATACAATGAAACGACTGATGGACAATTCTTCTTCCGTTTCATGGAGGAAGTTATCCTCAATCTGAAACGGTTGAACAAGGAGCGTACGGCAGAGAATTATACTGCTACTCTCAACAGTTTCATGCGGTTTCAGAATGACGAAGATGTATTATTGGACGAAATTAGTTCCGATTTGATGATGGAATACGAGGCTTATCTAAAAGGAAATGACCTCGAGATGAACACTGTTTCTTTCTACATGCGCATACTACGGGCTGTTTACAACCGTGCTGTTGAAAAAGGAATGACGGAACAGCACAATCCATTCAAACATGTTTACACGGGTATTGATAAGACAATGAAACGTGCTATCTCTTTAAGAAACATCAAGCGCATCAAAGAATTGGATTTGTCCATGAAACCGTCATTGGAATATACGAGGGATATGTTTATGTTCTCGTTTTACACCCGTGGCATGTCGTTCATTGACATGGCTTATCTGAAAAAGAAAGATTTGCAAAACGGTATTCTTTCCTATCGTAGACGAAAGACAGGGCAGCAGTTGTTCATCAAATGGGAGAAATGCATGCAGAGAATTGTTAGTAAATATTCGTCATGTGACATGGAGTATTTGTTGCCGATAATCAAGAAGACGGGCAATGAGCGACGGCAATATCGGAATGCCTTGCGTCTTGTCAATAACAAATTGAAAGAAATCTCGGCAATAGCGGGACTACAAACTAACCTTACGATGTATGTCAGCCGACATTCATGGGCAAGCATAGCCAAAAGCAAGAATGTTCCGATTTCCGTTATTAGCGAGGGTATGGGGCATGATTCGGAGGGGACTACACAAATTTATCTGGCTTCATTGGACAGTTCCATGATAGACAAGGCAAACGAGATGATTTTAAGGAATCTGTAAGCAGAAAAATGTTTAGCAGAAGATCGCTCTCTTCACAAGAGAGCGATTTACAGTTACAAAATTATGTAAAATACCGCAAAAAGGAGCAACTCTTTGCTGGAAAATTACCAGATTATGTCTAAAAACATAGAAATATTTAGTAAAAGCCCTTGTTGATGAGAATGGATGCCCTGATTTTTAGTATGTTTCACATCCAATCCCTCTCTTGTGAAGAGAGGGACATTTTTAATATGAAATAAAAACGATATATTTATATGAGCAAGATTGCTAACAATCATTCCATTTGGGATGAAGAACATTCCGGCAGGAGAAGAATTTGCATGCTAATGATAACCCATGCATGTAATCTTAATTGTAGCTATTGCTATGAATCTCACAAACGAAATGCTTATATGACTGTCGAATTGGCTAAAGAAATTATTTCAAAAGAAGCTCAGTTTGTTGCAGAAAGTGAGAAGTTTGATGAAATCCAAGTGGATTTTATGGGAGGGGAGCCATTCATGAATTTTGCTTTGATTAAAGAAATTGTCGAGTGGCTTGAAGAAGGTGGCATAGATGTCCCATGGATATGTTTTGCTTCAACGAATGGTACTTTAATTGACCACAATATGAAAGAGTGGCTAAAACAACATAAACAATATATGGTACTTGGGGCAAGTTATGATGGCACAAGTAAAATGCAGTCTAAAAATAGAGGTACTGATTGTTATGATATCGATTTAGACTTTTTTCATGAATTATGGCCAGAACAAACTTTTCAAATGACTATCTCTAAAGAAACATTACCATTTCTTGCAGATGGTGTTCTTTCCGTACAACACAAAGGGTATGAAATTAATGCTGCATTAGCCCAAGGTGTTGATTGGACAATAGAAGATGCTAAATTATATCGAGAGCAATTATGCCTGTTAAAGGATGCATATTTGAAAGATGTGCAATTAAAACCCTTAAACCGTCTTATTAGATATGTAGATGTATTTAATCTCGCACCAACAGAACGCAGACAAATTCATGGATGTGGAAGTGGATTAAACATGGTAACTTATGACATTGATGGAAAAAAATATGGTTGTCATATGTTTACTCCTATCGTTCTGGGAACAGAAAGAGCTATTGGTGTTGATGCCGTTGAATGGGAAAAATCTGATTTGATGGCTGACCCATATTGTGAAACATGTGTTCTTAGAAGATTCTGTCCTACTTGTCCCGGATTTAACTATAAATATCGAGGTAGTTTTGCTTCACGAGATAAACGTTGGTGTTCTTTAGTATTGGTTGAAGCTATGACCGCTTGCGAGTTCCAAATAGAAAGAATTGCGATGATGAAAAAACTTTCTACAGAAGATGCAGAACATGCTCAAACAGCAATCAAAGCATACAATGTATTAAAAGGACTTGATTTGGAAATAAGTAAAAGCCCATATATCGTATAA